GTCGTGGCGGAAGGCGGCCAGGCCGGCCACGTCCGGATCACCCTGGCCTACACCGACCCCGACCCCACGACAGGCCACCGCACCACCACCCTCACGACCGCCGCCGGACACACCACCCGCCACGTCTTCGGCCCCGGCTGCCGCCTCCTCGCCACCACCGACCCCCTCGGCCACACCACCCGCTTCACCCACGACACCCGCGGCAACCTCCGCACCCGCACCGACCCGCTGGGCCACACCACCGCGTTCACCCACGACGAGGACGGCCGACTGGTCTCCGTCACCCGCCCCGACGGCAGGGAACTCCGCGTCGTCCGCGGCGCGTTCGGTCTGCCGGTGGAGGTCGTCGGCCCGGACGGCACCCGCGTCGTCCACGCGTACGACGAGCGCGGCAACCGCACGGCGACGACCGACCAGGCCGGTGCCACCACCCGCTACACCTACGACGACGCCGGCCGGCTCACCTCGCTCACCGACGCCCTCGGAGCCACCACGCGCGTGGTGTGCGACGCGGCAGGGCTCCCCGTCGAGGTGACCGGCCCCGGCGGCGCCGTCACCCGCACCGAGCGCGACGCCCTCGGCCGGCCGGTCCGCGTCACCGATCCCGCGGGCGGCATCACGCGTTTCGAGTGGCACGCGGACGGTCAGCTCGCCCGGCGCACCGGCCCGGACGGCACCGCCGAGTCATGGACCTACGACGGCGAGGGCAACTGCCTCACCCACACCGACCCGTCCGGCGGCGTCTCCCGCTTCGAATACACCCACTTCGACCTGCCGTCCGCCCGCACCCGCCCCGACGGCGCCCGCTACACGTTCGAACACGACGCCGAACTCCGCCTGACCCGCGTCACCAACCCCCAGGGACTGGCCTGGACCTACGCGTACGACGCCGTCGGCAACATCGTCTCCGAGACCGACTTCGACGGCCGCACCCTCACCTACCGCACGGACGCCGCAGGCCGCCTCGCCGCCCGCACCGACGCGCTCGGCGGGACCGTCTCCTTCGAGCGCGACCGGCTCGGCCAGGTCGTCCGCAAGGACGTCGACGGCCGGACGACGGCCTACGCCTACGACAGAGCGGGACGCCTGCTGGAGGCCGCCGGGCCGGACGGCGAACTGCGCTACCAGTACGACAGACGAGGGAACGTCAAGACGGAGCTGGTGGACGGCCGTCCCGTCTCCTACTCCTACGACACCCTGGGCCGCCGCACCCGCCGCACCACCCCCACCGGCCACGTCACCTCCTACGCCTACGGCCCCGACGGACGCCCCCAGCGCCTCACCACCGGCACCCACCACATCGACTTCACCCACGACGACGCCGGCCGCGAACTCACCCGCGTCGTCGACGGCACGATCACCATGGCCTCCGCCTGGGACGAGGCCGGACGGCTCACCGGACACCACGTCACCGCCGGAGCCCGAACCGTCAACAGCCGCGCCTACACCTACCGCGCCGACGGCCACCTGACCTCGATCACCGACCAGTTGTCGGGCACCCGCACCTTCGACCTCGACCCCGTGGGCCGCGTCACCGCCGTCCACGCCCGGAACTGGACGGAGCGGTACGCCTACGACGACGCCGGCAACCAGACGTCCGCCTCCTGGCCCCCGCACCACCCCGGCGGCGAGGCCACCGGCCCGCGCGCCTACACCGGCACCACCCTCACGCGTGCCGGAGACGTCCGTTTCGAACACGACGCCCTCGGCCGGGTCGTCCTGCGCCAGAAGACCCGCCTCTCCCGCAAGCCCGACACCTGGCGCTACCAGTGGGACACGGAGAACCGCCTCACGTCCGTGACCACGCCCGACGGAACCCGGTGGAGATACCGCTACGACCCGCTCGGCCGCCGCACCGCGAAACAACGCCTGACACCCGACGGCGAACACGTGGCGGAGGAGATCCGCTTCACCTGGGACGGCCTCACTCTGTGCGAACAGACCAGCCACCAGCCGGACACCCCGAACACGGTCGCCCTCACCTGGGACCACCGCGACGTCGTCCCCCTGGCCCAGACCGAACGCATCCTCACGGCCGACGCCCGCCAGGCCGAGATCGACCGCCGCTTCTTCGCCATCACCACCGACCTCATCGGCACACCCACCGAACTCATCGACGAGACGGGCGAGATCGCCTGGCACACCCGCACCACGTTGTGGGGCACCACAGCCTGGTCCCGCGACAGCAGCGCCTACACCCCCCTGCGCTTCCCCGGCCAGTACTACGACCCCGAAACAACCCTCCACTACAACCACTTCCGCCACTACGACCCCGAAACCGCCCGCTACACCTCCCCCGACCCTCTCGGCCTGGCCCCGGCCCCGAACCCCGTCGCCTATGTCGACAACCCCTACTCCTGGACGGACTCGCTGGGGCTCGCCCCATGCGCTCGAGGCGGATGGGCCGACAAGGCCGACTTCTCCAGCCAGAAAGTGATGAGCAAGAAGTTCCACGCCCACGCAGAAGTTTTCCTCGACAATCCTGGCAACCTGAACAGAGCCAACCTCCAGCGGTTCGAAGAGGCCATGCGTGAGCACATGACAGCAGACGGAACGAAGATCTACCGTTTCGACTACAGACATCAGGAACCAGCAGTCGGGTTCATCGATCCGACATCCCGAAAAATGGTCATGCTGCACGCCGATGGTAGATTCTGGTCGGCCTGGAAACTGGAGGAAAAGCAGTTCCAGAGAATCATCGACCAAGGGTTTCTGTGGTGACCGGTTCAGAACACGAAATGCCATCGGACCTGAGAACCGTCCTTGATACGGACGGCTCCTTCACCTCGACCTGGCTACGAGACAAATCGGTGGTCCCGGTGCCTGCGGGCGCACAGATCGACTCGGCGCTGGCCCGTCGGATCAGGGCCGGCTACCGCGCTGTCGGAGCATCACACGTCCTCGGCACGAGCCTCACCGACGCCCTCGGTACGACGTACGCGCTCCCCGGCTCCGGAGAGTGGGCGGATATCCATCCACCCGTCCTGCTTCGCACTCCCGACCTGCAGGGGGCCGCCCTCTTCCCGGAATCGGGCTACGCACTGATCGCGGGAACCGCTGCCTTCATGGCTGCGGCGGTCAGCGAGGGGCTCGACACCGCGCGCGCACGCTTCGCCCGCTACGCCCGCGCCCTCTCAGAACGTCACCCCTCACTGCTGACCGTGGCAGCCGCACACCAACCCGAGTACAGGGCCTGGTCACACCTTGACGACATCGACCCGACCAGTGCGGCGGCGCGGCTCGTGGCACTGCTGCACGCGTTCACCGACGGAACGTGCAGCGCACCGGACTTCGCCCATGGATGGTGGAAGACCCAACGCGTTTTCCAGGCGAACGGAGAACGAGCACAAGGCGCACTCGCCGATCTCTTCGACCGGGTGTTCATGATCCTTGAGGACTACTCCGTCGATCCTGACCTGGCGGAACCAGGTGACCTTGACGATGCCGAACTCCAGACCTCCGTGCGCACGGCGTGGGACACCTATCGGCATTACGAAACCGATAGAAATCGGTAGTGCCCCACCGGAGTCCGGCACATCCCTCGTGAAAAGCGCAGCACAATCTCTTCAGGGCGTCACGGTCGCAGTGGCCCCCGGGCACTCGGAGGCTCCGCCAGAGTCTCGGAACTCGGCGGGCAACCGACGGCCCTCGGTGGGCCGACAACTCACGAAGCCATCGTGAACGGCACGATTCCCGACGGGGACAGCCGTTTCCAGACTCCGACGATACAGATCCAGATGAGGCCGCGATGACGACGCGCGTAAGATTCGACGGCGGCTGGGGGGCGACGGTGACCGCCGAACCCCTCCGCCTCACTCCCCGGCTCGCGGACACCTTCATGATCGTTTCCCCCTGCACGGACAGGACGGAGCGGGAGGAATTCCTCGCGGACACGTTCGGCAGCCAGGACCGGCTGTGGGACCTCCCTGACGTCTTGCGCTTCGACCCGAGCGGCCGACGACTGGTCGGGGTCGAGTTCCGCATTCCGGAGGAGTCGGCCCCGGCCGAGGACGCGGCCCGTCTTCCTGCCACGCCCGCAGTACGCCCGGGCGGGCTCCAGGCGGACGAGATCACAGACTTCCGGCACGAGGTGTGCACAGTGCTGTGCCGCACGCCCGGAGACACCGTACTGACCTGCCTGCGCGACCTCGACGTCCTCGACGAACCCCTCGACGCCCGCATCGGCATCGCCCCCGACGTGGCGCTCCTCGTCCAGCACACCACCGTCGTCGGCTGGAGCCTGACCGACCCCGCGCGGTACCTGACCACCGGCTTCGCCGCCCCCGCCCCTGCCCCACCGACACCGGCCACCCGTCGACTGCTCACCGAATGCCTGGACCTGATCACCACGCCGGTGATCGACGACCTGGTGGACGGCGAACCGGCCGCCCTCGCACGCCTCCGCGCTGCGGACAACTCCCTGCGCACCCAGCAAGAGGACCGCCACCGCGCCGAGGCACTCCTCTCACTGATCGCCACCTACGTCGAGGACTACGGAAACGGGTGAAGCCCAGTGGAGAAACCGACGGCGGCGACGAAGAGTCCGGGGCGACGTCTCTTCAAGACCGGCCAAGACATCGACTGGAACGCGGACACAGAGAAGTGACGTGAGATCCGCAACTACACCACCGGCGGGCGGGAGGGCTCTGACACGTTCCCGACGAGCTCCGTATCATCCCGGCCCCCAGAAACTGATCAACGCCGGATTCGACCTCCACAAGGCCGTCAAACCGCCCCTCAGCGCGTCCCCACGCACCGCCGAGCCCGGACCCACCAAGTTCCGGGGGAGCCGCACTCCCGTAAACCTCCCGCGATTCAAGGGCTCCCTCAGTTCCAGAGGGCATCGACGCGCCCACCCATGGGCACGAAAAATGCCCTCCGAACCGCGTTTCCGTAGCTCAGAGGGCATTTACAGTATGGAACCCAGGAGAGTCGAACCCGAGACGGGCAGGGCGCTGGCCCGCGACTTCACTAATGATCCAGGACAAAATATCCGCTTCAATCCCGCTCGCGGCCCACTCGGTCCAGCTCGGCCCTGAAGGCGTGCCCACCAGTGAGCACACCCCAAATAGCGTTCACACTCGCTAATAACGCGCGCCAGATCACCTCCGACACCTACCCCAGCGTGCTGCCCGAGATGATGCGCGCCGAGGCCGAGTCGGTCATGTCCGTCGTCCCGCGTACGGTCGACTTCACCGTCATGACCCCGCTGGACCTCTCCGACGCGCCCTGGCAGAAGAGCCTCGCCGTCTTCTTCGCCCACGGTGCACGACAGAAGGACAACACCTGGGCCATCGGAGCCCAGGACCAGCCGAACTCCGACCTCTTCGGTCCGGTCTCGCTCGACGGCCGCGGCCAGGACGACGCGGCCACTGCGCCGAGAACGACCTCGAACTGGTCCGGGTGGAGAACCTCAACGACCGCTACCCGCAGGAGCAGCGGTCGGACTTCTCCCTCACCCGCTTCACCGTCGTCCGCAACGACGACCCGGAACCGGACGACTGGGAATGCCGACGGGCCTGCCCAAGGAAGCGGTACGCGCCGCCCGGCGGGCGCGGAACCGGCGGCCAGAAGGCCGCCTGACGGGCTCTCGTGTCCACTGTGTGTCCACTAGATCTTGATCCGCCCGGACGAGCGATGGCCGTCACTTTCGGGTGACGGCCATCGTTGTAACGTTTACGCAGCTCAGAAGGTTTCTTCCCGCGTAGCGAGTGGTGGGGCGGGTGGGACTCGAACCCACGGCCGACGGATTATGAGTCTCCGGTAGTATCGATACGCCCAACTCTGCCTTATGCCGCCTTGTGCCGGACGGCATTGATACGTGCTGGTCACCAAGAGGTGTGGGCCACCCCCGGCCCTTTCCTTGTGCCGCCTTATGTCGCCCTGTATCGGCTACTTCCAGAGCGTTCGGCCGAGCAATGGCCGAGCAGAAAGGGCCCCCGACCCGCAGGTCAGGAGCCCCATGAACACCTCGTCCAGGATACCGCTCACACGTCCGCAGAAGCACTCTCCTCGCGATGCTTCCGCGCCCGGGGCACAACCAGAGCCGCCTTCTCCGCAATCTCCAGATCGACCTCCTTCAACAGACTCGTGTACGTGTTGGACGTCAGCCTGATGTCGTCGTGCCGCAGCGTCTCCTTGATCGCATGCAGGTCTCCCCCGCCCGCATGGATCAGCGTGGCCGCGCAGTGACGGAGGTCCCGCAGATTGATCGGCGGCAGATCCGCACGCCGGCAGATCCGGCGGAACTCGTCCGACACCTTCTCCGGGTGCAGCCAGGCCCCGTCGGCATCGACGAACACCTTGCCCGTGTCCGTCCAGTCCGCCACCTCCTTGCCCTTGGCCCGCTCTTTCGCCGCGTGCGCGTTCCACGCTTCCCGCTCCGCCGACTGCCGCTCCCGATGCGCTCGCAGCACCGCCACATTTAGCGAATCAAGAGCGATCGTGGCCGCACTGCTGTCCGTCTTCGGCGTGCCCTCCTCAGGCGTCCACTTCCGCACCACAATGTTCTTGGCGATGGTGATGGACTGCCCGTCGAGATCGACGTCCCGCCAATCCTGCCCAACCGCCTCGCCGCGGCGCAGGCCCCGGAAGGCGATCAGGTGGAACAGCGCGTACAGCCGGTTCTCCTCGGCCTCATCGAGGAACGCGCCGATCTGTACCGGCGTCCACACCATGACCCCGGACGGCTTCTCCCCCGTCGCCCTCCAGTGCGCCACATGCTGGTCGGTCCACAGGACGGCCTTCGGCCGTTTGCCCGAGGCGAGTTCCAGATGAGAAGCCGGGTTGAACGTGATGAGCTGCCGCTTGATCGCGGCGTTGAGCGCCGTACGGAGCGTGGCCCGGACACGCTGCTGCGTCGCCGGTCCGGTGATCGTGCGGTACGGCGGCATCGCGGCCAGCTTCTCCCGCTCGACAGCGAGCCGCAGAGACTCGGCAGCCGGCGGCCGGGAGTTCTTGCCCCACTTCGCCCGCGCTTCCTGCTCCCGGCGTGCGGCGTTCTCGGCGGCGACGGTCTCGTTGGTCTCATCGATACCGTCGAAGAACTCCTGGACGTGGGCGACGCTCAGCTTGTCGAGCCGGTGGTGCCCGAGTCCGGGCGTGAGGTGGACGCGGATGTGGGATCGGTAGCCGTCGGTGGTGGTGCCTTTGGTCTTTTTCGTCGCGACCCACTGGTTGAGCCACTCGCCGACGGTCATCTTCCCGTCGAGGGGCACGCCGACGCCGAGCTTGCGGGACACCTCGCCCGGGTCGGGGATGGGGCCTCGCGTCTTCATCAGGCCCTGAAGGAGGTCACCGACGCGGCGCTGTCCGTCCTCGTCGTCTCCCGGCAGGTCGAGGATGGCGCGGATGCGGTCGAGGTCGGCCTGGGCTTCCTTGACTCCCGCGTAGCCGGTACGCCGGAACCGTCGGCGCTTAGCTTCGGCGTCGACGGGCAGTTCCTGGTGCAGTTCGTGGTTGCCGTGACTGCGCTTCGACAGCTGTGGGCACTTGGTGCCGAGCCGTTTGCCGTCCGCGCTGCGGCACTCGCAGCGTTTGGTGATGCCGCCAGCGCGGCGAGACGTGGGCATTTTTACCCCTCCCTGTACATGTTCCAGCACATGCAGTGGCGGCGGAGAGCGTCCGACCCGCCGGACGCTTGACCCGTGCCGACCGGTGCCGCATAATCCGGTGCCAGCGGTACATCTGCGCCCATACTCAGCCCCTCGGTCGAACCGGGGGGCTTCGTCGTTTCAAGGCGGCCCGGACATGGGGGCGGCGCGCCCGAGTCGCGAGGGTCACGTCTCCTTCTTCTTCGCCTCTTCGGCGACAAGCCTCTCCCACTCCTGCTTGGCAAAATTAGCCCTCTCCGATTTCCTTTCCTCGAAACCTTCCCAGTCGATTTTAATTTCCTCATTTTCGACTTTCTTTACGTAGCCTTGATGCGCTCGCCTCATCTCAAGCGCCAGCTCCACTTTCCAGTCGTAGACTCCATGCCTTGCGGCCAGCCGCAAGAATTCCTCCTGAGCCTCGTACTGCTTGCGAGCCGCCTCACGCCACGCCTCCCTGGCTTCTTCCTCCAGGCTGCCCGCCTGCTCGTAACGCAGGCGGGCAGCCTCCACGTCCAGCAGGGAGTGATCATCCTCGGGGCGAACCCGGAAGAACTCACCCCAGTGGATGCCCAGAGCCGCAGCAATGGCACTCATCTCATTGACTCGCCAGGGACGCTCCCCCCTCTCGATTTTCGCAATCACAGTCTGAGACAGCTTCACCCCTGCACGGGGGTCGGAATTAACACGGTCAGCGATCTGCTGTTGAGAAAAACCGAGCTCCTTGCGGATTTGCCGCAAATTGAAGCTGGCGAGCGATTCACTGTCCAGCCCTTCGAGCGGATACCTGATCTGGCCGTGCTTGTGATCTAGCTCCGCATCACCGCTCATGGCAACGCGCAGCCGAGCTTCCTCTGCATCCAACCTGGCGGACAGCTCGTCATGGTTCGTCATGGACTGAAGATATCAGGCTGTTACAGACTTGACAGCCCCGGCCGCTGATGTACTGTCGTCCCACCAAGCCAAAACGACCCAATAAGAACAGTCCGAAACAGACTGACACTGGGTGGCATGGAGAGACGCCAGAACCCTGAGCACCCATGAGAGCGGATCCATGACCGAAGCAAGTACTGAGATGAAGAGGCGAGGTCCCGTGCGGGGCATGTGCCTGTCCGAACTGCTCGCGCTCCCCGTTGCGTTCGACCTGAACACCTCGAACCGCGCTCTCAGCCTGGGGCGCACGAAAGGCTTTGAGCTCGCGAAGCAGGGCGAATACCCCTGCCGCGTTATGCGCGTAGGGCGCACCTACCGCGTCTCGCGCGCCGATCTGCTGCGCACTCTGGGGATCGACCCCCACAACGACGTCGCCGGGGTTGCAGCCCCGGCGACGTCCAACGAGAACACCTCTCACCACCAGCGCTAACCAGCAAGACGGCGACACCCAGGGCCTTGCCCGCCCCATCAGTGCCGCCGCCGGAAAGAGAACGTCCTCATGTCGATGATGGCACAGAGCCGCGTCCCGTCAACGGTGACACCGGACAACACCACCCCGACCGCCGATACCCCGGACACCGGGCTCGGCCACCCCCGGCCCTACAACCTCGGCCTCGACGAGGTCATCGCGGCCCTGCCGGACGCCGTGAAGGAGGCGATGCAGAAGGCGATCCCCGAGAAGTACACCCCGGAGTTCGCCGAGAAGTTCGCCGCCACGATGATCGCCATCTTCTGCGCGGAAGAGCAGAACGCGGACGGCCCGCGCAGGTTCACCTTCACCAACCGCCTCACCGGCGAGGAAGTGACCGTCCGCTGCATGGACGGATGCACCCTCGACCACAACGCGGACACCGAGACCCCCTCCTACCCGGCGGACGTCTACTGCCACATCTTCGGCGACGACGCCACCCTCCCCGTGGACGGCCCGCTGTGCGAGGGCAACGGACCGGAGGAGTTCCGGGTGCTGGGGTGGCACATCGACGTCACCCCCTTCTCCAGCCAGATCGTCCAGCGCCAGCCCGTCGTGACCGTCGAAGTCCTCGACGACCACTGCATCGAGGACCTCGATCCCGACGGCCTGACCGACGTCATCGACGTGTTGCAGGCCCGCGTCGACTCCCTCCGCAACGCGCACACCCAGCTCGTCGAGCTGCGCGCCGCCTACCAGGCGGCCACCGGGACCAGCGCGTGACGGCATCGGCCGTTGAGACGGCCGGGGGTGTGCAGCTCGTGGACACCCCCGGCCGCCCGGCCCGCCCCGTCCGCTTCACCGACCCCGCCCGCAACGCCGCCTACTGGGCCCGCATCGACGCCAACGTCGACTCCGCGCCGCCCCTCAGCGACGAGCAACGCGCCGTGATTCGCACGGCTTTCGCGACCAGCCACCGGGAGGCAGCGTGACCGAGTTCAATGAGATCGCCTCGGCAATCACCAACAGCCGGGACTGGTACGCCGCGATCCAGCAATCCCGCACCCTCCTCCACCGCGAGAACCCGAACGGCGTGGACTGCTCCACCATCGGGCACCACGCCTGGCGCCAGCTCACCCCGATCCAGCAGGCGAAAGCACTGCCCGACCTGTTCACCGCGTACGTCGTACGGCTGCACGAGGAAGAGCGAGCGGCCAAGCTCCAAGCCACCGCGTCGGTGAAGACGTACCTCGACGGCGACGACGAGTACATCCTCCAGGACGCACTCACGTCGGTCCGCCCGATCAGCGAGGACACCACCATCGACGGGGTATGCGCCTCGGCCCTCGCGAACGTCCTCGACGAGCTGGACCTGCTCCGCCACCGTCTCGCCATGCGCGACCAGAAGGGGGGAGGCCAGTGACCGGGAACTGCCCCGACTCGGCATCCACCAGCACGACGGCCGCGCCCGAGGTGTACGTGCCGGAGGTCCGCCTCGTCGCCGTCGTCGACCTCACCAGCCGCTACGACAGCAGCAACGAGGTGCTCGCCCACCTGCGCGAGCAGACCCGCGGATCGACCGACTGTCACACGGCCGTCGTCCGGCTCGGCGCGGACGCCCTGCGGCACTCCCTCGGACTCGGACACGCCATCGCCGGGAACTTCTTCCTCACCGCACGGCGCATCGAGATCGAGGTCCCCGCCGGAACCCGGCACGCGTACCTCGCGGACGAGGTCCGGCGGAACGTCCGGCACATGTGCGCTGACCACACCCGGATGATCAGCAAGCTCCGAACTCCCGGCTGAGCCAGGGAGCGCAACGGCCCCAGGCCATCCCCCCCCTGGTCTGGGGCCGTACGCGCACTCACGAACACCACTGGCCCCGCTCGTAGAAGAGAGCACGTTCGTGAACACCCGTACCACCCTCCCGCTCTTCGGGGAGAACACCGAGCAGCCCGAGGCGGAGACCCAGCCGCCCAAGCAGCCCGGTATGGCCGCCGCTGCGGCCCGCCTCGTCCCGCACAGGGACGCCCGGCACAGAGGCGACGAGCCCCGCGCCCTCCTCGCCGTGCCCGTGGATCTCCCGGGCGCGGCCGTGGCCTACGCCGCCGCGGGTATTCGGGTCTTCCGCGTCCGGCCGGACAAAGCTCCGTTCGCGAACTGCGCCCGGTGCAGGCCGCCTTCGCAGCAGCGACCCAATCCGCTCTACATCGAGCACCGCCCCGAGGAATGCCGGTGCAGCGCACGCACCTGCCACGGGTTTCATGCGGCCACCACAGACGTGGGCCTGGTGAGGGAGTGGTGGGCCGAGCAGCCGGACGCCAACATCGGGGCGCCCTGCGCCCTGAACGACTGGGCAGTCCTCGACATCGACCCCCGGCACCAGGGCGACAAGTCCCTTGCGGTCCTGGAAGAGCGCGTCGGCGTCCTCCCCGGCTCCCTCATGCAGGTCACGGGCGGCGGCGGACTGCACATCGTGTACCGCACGCCAGGCGTCCCACTGCCAGGGACGCTCGGCCCCGGACTCGACGTCAAGCACAACGGCTACATCCTGCTCGCTCCGTCCGTCCACAGCAGCGGCAAGAAGTACCGGTGGTCCGGCCACGGCAAGTTCCTGAAGCCCGAGACGCCTTGGCCAGCAGCCCTCACGCCACGAGTTCGGAGGGCCGCGTGACCACATCCGAGACGATCCAGCAGGGCGTCGACGCTGCCCTCGCCAAGCTCCAGGGCGGCGGCCAGCCCCAGGGTGCCGGGTCGTTCACGGTGCAGTCCGAACGGCTCGACGCGTACACGCGCAAGGCCCTCCAGGAGGAATGCGACCTGATCGTCCAGGCCCCGGACGGCGACCAGAACAACACGATCAACAAGGCGGCGTTCAACGTCGGCACGCTGGTCGGCGCGGGCGCACTCAGCGAGGCAGAGGCCCGGCAGGAGCTGTTGTCGGCGGCGCTGGCAGGCAACCACCCAGAGGTCAGGGCGCGCGCCAGCATCGACTCCGGGCTGCGCGCCGGGGAGCAGAATCCCCGAAACCCGTGGCCGCCCGTCTCCCGTGCCGACGGCATGCCCGACCTCCGCGAGGTGCTGGGCGAGCAGGCGATCGACTGGAGCGACCTGGAGCACGAGTACCCGGAGTCCGGCGGCGAGCCGGCCGACAGCCCCGTCGACGAACACGAGGAGGAGCAGACCGGACCGGCCCCCGTGCCCGGCCTGATCCCCGAGGAGTTCTATGCCGCGCGCCCCGAGCTCGACCACATCCGGCGAGCCGGGCACTCGCGCAGCCGGTCGGGTGACGTCGCCCTGCTGTCCACGCTCACGCGGCTCTCCTCTCTCGTGTCGCACCGCATCCGCGCGGACACCGGAATCGCCGGATACGCCTCGCTGAACCTGTTCGGCGGGATCATCGGGCCGTCCGGCATCGGCAAGTCCACCGGGGTCGAGGTGGCTGACCGTCTCATGCCCGCGCCTCCCGAGCTGGACTTCCGTGACGGCCTCCCGCTCGGCTCCGGCGAGGGCCTGGCCGAGGTCTTCATGGGCGTCGTCGAGGAGGAGACGGGCGAGGTCCGCCGAGGCCGTGGCGGCACCGAGACGCCCGTGACCGTGAACGTCCGCAAGCAGGTCCGCCACAACGCGTTCTTCTACGTCGACGAGGGCGCCACCATTACCCGGCTCATGAAGGAACGGTCCGGCTCAACCCTCGGCGAGACCCTCCGCAGCGCCGCCGTCGGACAGACCCTCGGTCAGACCAACGCGTCGAAGGACACCAGCCGGTACATCCCCGGCGGGTCGTACAGCCTCGGGCTGCTCGTCGGCTTCCAGCCGGAGACGGTCGCCCCGCTGTTCGAGGAGGTCGCCGAGGGGACCCCGCAGCGGTTCGTGTGGGTGCAGGTCATCGACCCGGCCATCCCCGACGTACCGCCACCCTGGCCCGGAGAACTGCACGCGTGGAAGAACGCGGCCGAAGCCCCGCCCGTAGACGAGGCGAGCCGCTTCGTCCTCGTCACCTTCGACGAGTCCATCAAGGCCGAGCTCCGCGCCGCCGACCTCGCCAAAGTTCGCGGCCTGGTCGACCCCTCGGAGCTGAACCCGTTCGACTCCCAGGCCCCGGTCATGAAGGTGAAGTTGGCCTCGCTGCTGGCCGTCCTCGCCGGGCGGCGGCACGTGAACCCCGAGGACTGGCGTCTGGCCATGTTGCTCTGGGAGGCGTCGTGCGCAACACGGGATGCGGTCCTGGCGTACAGCGCGGCACAGCGACGTTCCGAGCAGGAGAGGCGGACGGTCGCACGCATCGAGGAGGAAGTGCGCGTCGACCACGCGAAGCAGCTTGCGGAAGACGCACGCGCGGATCGGGCAGTCGAGCGGCTGGCCAAGCGCATCGCGCTGATGGCTCGCGATCAGGGGCCGCAGACCCGTAAGTCGGTGCGCGCCAAGGTGGCGGGCCGGGACAAGAAGCACGTGAACGACGCACTCGCCTACGCGGTCCTGCGGGAGTGGGTCCTTGATGAGTCCGGCCGATATCCACCCGGTCCCGTCCCCCCGTCCTGAGGGGGGGACAGGGGGGCGGGGGGACAGCGTTTGTCCCCCCTTTCTCTCCCGGGTAACCACCCAACTGGTTTCTCTTCGGAACTATTGCAAGCGCAACCAAGCCTCCTACCTGCACAAACAAAAGATCAAGATCAACTAAATACCGACTCACATAGCGCGCGAAGGAGGGGGGGACAAACAGCGTCCCCCCTGTCCCCCCTGTCCCCCCCTTGTCCCCCGTGGAGAGCCATGAACGTCGACGACGTCGTAGCCGAGAAGATCGCCGCCGCCCGCGCCCGAGCCGAAGCCACCAAACGCCGACGCGCAGCCCTCACCGCCGCACGACAATGCGGCCTCGCCTTCCGGCACGCCGCCAAGCTCCGCAACCAGAACCGCACAGAGGTCCCCCAAGGACCCCAGTCCCAGCAAAAGGAGAACCCCTGATGGCAGGCGAGACCGTCATCACCGTCGTCGGCAACCTCGTCGACGACCCCGAGCTGCGCTTCACCCCGGCCGGCGCCGCCGTCGCGAAGTTCCGCATCGCGTCCACCCCGCGCCGCTTCAACAAGACGACCAACGAGTGGGAAGACGGCGACGCCCTGTTCCTCACCTGCTCGGTCTGGCGGCAGGCCGCCGAGAACGTCGCCGAGTCCCTCGCCCGCGGCGTCCGCGTCATCGTCCAAGGACGCCTGAAGCAGCGGTCGTACGAGGACGGCCAAGGCGTGAAGCGCACCGTGTACGAACTCGACGTCGACGAGGTCGGCCCGACCCTCGCCCGCGCGACCGCGAAGGTCACCAAGAACCCCAGCGGCGGCAACCGTGGGGAAACACCCGCAGGTGACCCGTGGGCCGGAGGAAAGCCGCCCGCCAGCCAGCAGGGCGGCGGCTGGGGCGCCCCGCCCGCCGGCCAGCAGCCCGCGCAGGGCGGCCACTCCGACGAACCCCCCTTCTGAGCAGGGAGACTCTGATGCTGCTGTGCGGCTTGTGCGAGCGGGAGATCGAAGCCGGCTACCTGTGTGAGCGGGACCGTGTTGCGCTCGCCGCCCGGCTCACCGAACTCCCCCAGCTGTACGCCGAGGTCGCCGAGTGCCTGGTTCCGCGCGGGCACGGGCTCGGCGAGATCGTCGCCACGAAGGCCGCGGCGGGGCCGAGGGCGCCGTTGAACGAGGACGTCATCGACACGGTCAACGCCGTCCGTGCGGCCGAGCTGACCCACCTGTGGCGTGTCGATGTTCAGCGGGTGAGGTGGCCGCAGCACTCCGCCCCGCCCCCGGCCTCCCTCGCGGCTGACTGCCGGTGGCTCGGTATGGAGCTGGAGTGGATCGCCGAGCAGTACCCGGGGGCGGGTGACCTCGCGCGGGAGATGCGGGAGCTGGAGGGGCAGGCCCGTTCGATCGTCGGGGACCCGGTGCCGCGCCGTCAGCGCATCGGCTACTGCGTGATGGTGAACGGCCCTCAGGGCGGCACGTGCGGGGCGGTGCTGTGGCATCGGGCCGGTGAGCGCAAGGTGCGCTGCCTGTGGTGCGGGACGGTGTACGCATCCGAGCAGGACTTCCTGCTGCTGAAGCACTATCAGCCGGCGGAATCGGTGTGACCCCCTTGAATCTAACCCCGGGGTTGGATACGATCCTTTCAATGGACGCCAAGCCCTGGCGGGCACGGATAGCCGAGGAAGAAGAGCTGTTGGAGCGGCTTCGAAACCTCGCCTCCGAATCCGCCACACGACGCGCTGAGGCCCTTCGCGACGGCGTGAAGGAGCTCGGCTCCGTCGCCGAAGTCGCCCGCGACCTCGGACGAAGCTGGAACGCCGTCGATAAAGCGCTCAAGAAGCAGGACCGCAAAACCGCGTCCCCTGCGGACGCCACCACAACCGAATAGCCAGCGAGGGCCGGACGACAGCTCTCCACGGTGTTGGAGCACCGAGGAGGCGCGCGCGTCGCCCGACCCTCAACCGAACATCCTGACCTAACCAGGAGTCGGCATGACCGATCTTTCCGCGCGCCCCGGTGCGCCCGCAAGTTCCCCGTCCCGTCGCCCCGTCGCCGTCGGCTTCATCCGCCGCCTTGCGGGCCGCACCCTCACCGTGCGCGTCACCCAGGCCGGCGTCACCGGCACCATCACCCGCGCCGACCAGGCCGAGGCCAAGGACGCCGAGCAGGCCGCCGCCGAGCGCGAGACCACTCACTGCCGCCGCTGCCGCAAGCCGTTCGAGGCCGACAGCGACTGGGACGGCCGCGCCCGCTACAAGAGCACGCCCTGGTGCCGCTCCTGCGTCGACACCTGCCACGACGGGAGCGCCGAGCACGTCTGCGTGATCTGCAAGCCCTTCCGCTACAGCCAGCCGCCCGTCCTCAGGGGCGACACCATCGAGCGGTCCGTCCGCGCTGCTTTCCCGGTCATCGCCGCGTTCCTCGACGACGAGGAGGGCGAGACCCGGTGACCGCCTACCACCCCCTCTTCCCGGACGGCGAGGTCGAGTCCGCGTTCGTCTCCGTGGACAGCACCCGCATCGTCGCCCGACAGATCCTCGGCGAGTACGCGGCCACCAACATCCACGACCACACCGCGACCCTCCAGGCCGCCACCGCCTTCGGCACCATCCTCCGCGCCCTTCTCGACGCCCTCGACGCCGAACGGGGTGAGACCCCGTGAACGAACACCGCACGGTCACCCTGGCCACCGTCGACCACGGCGACGTCACCCTGCCCGAACCGTCCTGGTGCCGCGGCCACGCCGACCACCACCCCGGCAGCTACCTCTGCGACATCACCCACTACAGCGCCGAGACCGTCCTCAGCTTTCAGGGCATCGAACTGTTCCGGGTCATGGTCACCCAGTCCCCGCACGCCACCCACGCCGATCACCAGGCCGTCACCGCGTTTGTCGAGGAGCAGGGATACACCGGCGGCCTCGACCCCGTGGGTCTCTACGACCTCGCCGCGACCCTCGAAGCGCACGCCGACCGCCTCCGCGAGTACGCCGACCGCCTGACCGCGATCCGCGACGGGGGCGCCCGGTGAAGCGTGACCCGCTGCTGTGGGCCGCGCTCGCCGCGGTCCTCGTGGTCCTGGCGTCCGCCGAGTACCAGCTGGCGGTGGCGTGCGGCTTCGGCCGCTACGTCGCCGCCGGCGTCCCGGCCGCCCTGGACGTGTACGCCGTCGCCGCCCTGCGCGCCCGCCGCGACGTCCTCGCGGTCGTCGCCACCCTCATCGCCGTGAACGCCGCCAGCCACCTCGTCGAGGTCGGCCTCCTGCCCGTCTCGGTGCCGCTCGTCGTCGCCGTCTCGGCGGTCGCCCCGCTCGTCCTATGGCGCGTCCACGGACTCTCCGAGGGGAAGGCGTTTGCGACTCCCCCGCAAGGAGTCGCAAACGAACCCGAAACGGAACCGGCGCCGGAACCGGGTTCCGCCCTGGCGGAACCGGCACCGGAACCGGCGGAACAGATCACCCTGGAACGCGCCCCCGAACCCGTCGACGCCACCCCGGTCGCCCCCGTCCTCGGCCCGTGGACGCCCCTCGCGGAACTCACACGCGGAACCAGCGGAACCAGCAGCGGAACCGGCCCTGACTTGCTCGCCGATCACTTCCGTACCGCTGCGGAGGCGATCGGCGACCCGGCGGCGGAACACGCACCGGAACCGGTTCCGCCCACGGTTCCGTTGAGCGGAACCAGCGCCGACGACATCGACACCGTCGACAGCACCAACACCACCTTTGCCACCCGCGTCGCCACCGTCCGGAACTGGCTGAAGACCGAACCGGAACTCACCGGAACCGAGATCGGAACCCGCCTCGGCGTCTCTGACGGATACGGCCGCCGCCTCCTCCGCACCGCACGGGAGGACACATGACCACCCCGCCCGCGCACCCCAGGAAGGACAGCACCGTGCCCGATGACCGACTGTTCACCATGCCCCGGCGCACCGGGGGAACCCTGGCCGTGCAGTGCCCGCCCTGGTGCTCCCAGCGGCACAGCCCCAAGGACTACGTGGAGTGGGCCTGGCACGAGGGACCGGCCATCGAGTTCACCGGCCCGGGTGACTACTACGAGCACTTCGACGGCGGCGAGCCGTACGAGGTGATGTGGGCGTGCATCGCCGCCGAGCCCGACCACACGACCGGCACCTACGGGCGCCCCTACATCTACTTCGACACCCTCAGCGCCGGCCAGGGCGGACGCCTGGACGTCGAGCAGGCCGACGCGCTCATCGCGGACCTGCGGACCTACACGGACCGGTTGCAGCAACTGCGCGACCACCTCGCGCAGATCACCGACACCCAGGGGGAGCAGTGACCACCGAGACCAGCAGCAGGATCACCGAGGGCTGCATCGGCGGCTCCGTCGACATGCTCGCCTTCGCGGTCCTCGAAACCCTCTGCGGCGAGCAGCCGTTCACCGAGGTCTACGACGACGAACTCGACTGCGGCACCATGCGCGTCCGCATCCGCATCGAGGTCGAACCGACCGGCCTCACCCCCGAACAGGCGGGCGCGGCCGTCGTCGCGGGCGACTCGGCGGAACCCGAGCACGTGCGCGCCGCCGCCCGCCAGGTGATGGCCGGCGGCCCCGGCCTGGAGGACGCCCGCGCCCTCCTCTCCGGCACCGGCCCCTGGCCCTTCCCGTAACCCTCCCGACCGGCGGCCCCGGAGTGCGTGTGACAGCGCTCCCCGGGGCCGCTCCCCTGCCCCCGCCCAGCCGCGACTAGTTCGGCTCTGAGCTGCGGGAACTAGCCCCCGGCTAGGCCCGACTGGAAGCCGGCTAAGCCACTCCTCCCCCGAGGCGTAGCCGCCGCCCCTTCTGTCGGCTGTAGCTACAGCGTCTACGCAGGTCACAGGCAGGCCCGCTACACCCGTCTACCGCTGTAGCTACAGCCTCCCGCCCCTCTCAGGCAACCCCTCCCCTACCCCTTCCGGGCCCCTCTCGGGCTGTTGTCGGCGCAGGTCAGCGCGGCAACAACAACGACGACGACAGCCCGGGGGAGGGGCCCGGAAGGGGTTAGCTGCATGAGGCACGGACATGAACGCCTCCGAGCGCCTCAAGGGATCGCCTGAAAGCTCCCCGCCCCTCGCGGATCGACCACACTGGCCCCATGAACGACCTCGCACCACCCGGCTACCTCACCGCCGCACAAACCCGCCAAGCCCTCGGCATCACCGCCGGCGCCCTCCGCAACCTCGTCTACCGAGACCAGCTCACCCGCGCAGGCGGCACCGAACGACGCCCCTGGTACAAGGCCACCGACGTCGCCGCCATCGCCGCCAAACGCGCAGAACGCACCGCCGCTTGACCGCAGGTCAGGGCTGTGTGACGATCGCCGTGAACAACTGTGCCCGCACGCTGGCACCACAGACTTCCCGAAGCCCCGGCCCCGGTCGGGGCTTCGTCATGTCACAGCCCTGTTGAAAGACACACCCCAGCACAGGTGTCCCGCCACACTGGACCCCACACACCACCCAAGGGGGACACCATGGGGTTCATCAACGACGCCAAGGCGCAGACCGCAGGTGCCGAAGCACGCAAGGCCAGAGAACGCGGACAGGCCGTCCTCGTCTACAAGTTCATCGAGGCCAACACCAACAGCAAGGCCACCGCACCCATGACCGGCATCGCCGACCAGATCCAGGCCGTCGAACAACAGGGCTGGCGCCTCGACCAGATGGCCGCCGCCGAGGGCAAGGCTCTCACCGGCGAACGCGTCGCCCTCGTCTGCCTGTTCCGCGCCATCTAACTTCGGCGCCCACCGGCCCGGCCCTCACCGAGCGGCCGGGCCTCGCCATGTCCGGGAGGTGACCGTGGCCACCGACCGCAGCGAACTCACCTCCTACGAGTTCCGGCAGACACGCGCCCGCATCCTCGCCGCCTCCGACATCTGCATCGTCTGCGGCCACGGCCGGGCCGACGCCGTCGACCACATCCACCCCGTCTCCAAGGGTGGCGACCGCCGCGACCCCGACAACCTCGCACCCATCCACGGCGTGGCCGGATGCCCCGTGTGCCTGCGGAAGTGCAACAGCGAGAAGGGCGACCGGCCCCTCGCCGACGTCGTCCAACTCGTGACCAGCGTCGACTGGTTCGCCGGACCGTAGAGACGCAGCACGCGAGGAACGAACGGCGACCCTCAAGGTCGAGCCGCCCACAAATGTGCAGGTCAAAGCCTCGAACTGATCCGGCAGGGCGGGGATCTCCCTCGGATTTTTAGAAATCGGACATATCGCAACCCCGCGCCCAGCTTTCATTTTTCTCCCCCCGGGCCGATGACACCGGATGATCAAGGAGGCCGGGGTGGCTGATCACACCCGTCCGCTGTCCGAGCTGCGCGACTCCGGCCTCCTGTGGCTGATCAACCGGACCGTGTTCCACCCACGCGGCCTGGCCCTCGCGCTCGCGACCGACGACGTCGGCGCGATCGTCGGCTGGCACCTGATCGGGGACGGCAGCGAACCGATGTGGTTCGCGCCAGAAGACGAGGCGGACCTTTTCGCTCGCGCCACCGCCACCCTGCGCCAGGACGGAGGCCGCCATGGGATCGGTTGAGGACGCTGTACGTGCTGACGTCGAGCAGCTCGGGGACCTCGTCGGTGTCGAGCCCTCACTGACTGAGCTGGCGTACGCGCTGGCCGGCCGGATCGACGCCGCGCGCACCGCCGAGTGCGAGCAGTGCGGCGAGCCGATCGCCCAGGACGACCGCCTCCTTCCTCAACTGGCCCGCGAGCTGCGGCAGACGCTCGCCCAGATCTTGGAGGGACGGGCGCCTGACGATGACGACGACCTCGGAGACCTGGGCTCCCCCGAGTAGCTTCGCCGAGGACTTGTACGAGCGGTACGGGCTCACGTGCCCGCCGCGTTGGGGGACGCCGCGGCATCCGGACCGGCCGTCGCTGGGGCCGAAGCTGTGGAAGGTCATGGCCAAGCTCGGCGCCCCGCCGATGCCCTGGCAGAAGTACGTGAGCGACGTCGCGCTGGAGATCGACCCGGACACCGGGCTGTTCGCGCACCGCGAGGTCGGCCTGTCGGTGTCCCGGCAGCAGGGCAAGACCGAGCTGACCCTGGGCGCGCAGGTGCACCGGGCGATGGCGTGGCCGCGGCAGAACATCGTCTACGCAGCGCAGACGAGGGGGATGGCCAGGCAGCGCTGGGAGGACGAGTTCTGGGAGAAGATCTCCGGCTCGGACCTGGCGAAGTACGCCCGTATCCGCAAGTCGAACGGCAACGAGGCGATCCTCTTCCCCGGCAAGCGGTCGAGGATGGGGATCACCGCGAACACCGAGAAAGCCGGGCACGGGCCTCCGCTGGACTTGGGCTTCATCGACGAAGCATTCGCTCACGAGGATGACCGGCTGGAGCAGGCTTTCAGCCCGGCGATGCTGACGCGGGCCATGGCTCAGCTGTGGTGGGCGTCGGCCGGCGGGACGACCAAGAGCGTGTGGCTGAACAAGAAGCGGGAGAACGGCAGGGCCTTGATCGAGGCGCTGTTCGCGGCGCTCGCCGAGGACGTCCTCGCGGTCCGGCCGCGCTCGGCGTACTTCGAGTGGTTCGCCCCTGAGGAGATGGACCGGTCGGACCCGGCGACGTGGCGGGCAACGCTGCCCGCGCTGGGGTACACGGTGACCGAGGAGATCATCGCGGCCGAGCTGGAGAAGATGGACCCAGCCGAGTTCGACCGGGCCTATCTGAACCGCACCCGGAAGCCAACGCCGCCGACCGACCCGAATGTGCCTAAAGGGAAGTGGCCCGGCCTCACCGACACGGCGAGTAGGCCGGTTGCGGAGTCGGTGGCGCTGGCGATCGATGTGTCGCAGGACCGGAAGCGGGCGGCGATCAGCGCGGCGTCGCTGCGGGCGGACGGGCGCGTGCACCTAGAGGTCGTCGCGCACCGGCCCGGCACCGACTGGGTGGTCCCGGCGGTCACGAAGCTCCACAGGCTGTGGAAACCCGTCGCGGTCGCGGTCGCTAGGGACTCGCCGGCGGCGTCGCTGATCGACGATCTGACCGCCGCCGGGATCGATGTGCCGAAGGACAAGGACTCACCTCTGCGGGGGGACTTGGCGGTAATGGGGTCCAGGGACGTCACCGAGGCGTGCGGGCAGTTCGCCGACGCTCTGAACCAGGGGACCGTGGCGCACTTGGATCAGGTGCCGCTGACGGCCGCCGTGAACGGGGCGCGGACCCGGCGGCAGGGCGACGCGTGGACGCTGGACCGTACGAACTCCCTGGTCGACATCAGCCCGTTGTGTGCTGCCGTGTTTGCCCGGTGGGCGCTGGTGATCCGGGGCCCGCACGTGCTGGACGACTACGACATCGCGGACTCGTTCGCGTGAGAGGGGGCGGGGCGTGGGTGTCGGGTCGAGGCTGAAGCGGATGTTCACCCGGGACGCGCAGATCACCTCCCCGGAGGATCTGCTGACGCGGGCGAGGGAGCGGCGGTCGGGCCGGGTGCACGTCACCCAGGACACGGCGCTGCGGAACGCTGCGGTGTGGGCGTGCCTGCGGCTGCGGGCGGACCTGATGTCGACGTTCCCGATCGACGTCTACCGGTACGTGCAGGGCATCCAGGTCGAGGTGGCCAAGCCGCCCGTGCTGGTCTCTCCGGGCGGGGCCGAGATGGGCATCAAGGAGTGGGTGTATTCCACCCAGTTCGACCTGGACCGGGCCGGGAACTGCTTCGGGATCATCACGGAGCGGACCGGGGTCGTCGGCCCGGACGGGCGGGGCCTGCCCGGACGGATCGAGCTGGTCGAACTGTCCACGGTGTCGGTGCGCGGGAACGGTCCGACGATCACGAAGTTCGTGATCGGGGGCAAGGAGTACGAGCCGTGGGAGGTGTGGCACGAGAAGCAGTACACCGTTGCGGGTACACCCCTTGGTTTGTCTCCGGTGGCGTACGCGGCGTGGACGATCGAGGAGACCTTGTCGGCGCAGCAGTTCGCGCGGGACTGGTTCGCCGCCGGAGCCGTGCCGCTGGCCGAGCTGAAGAACAACCAGAAGACCGTGGACAAGGCGGGCGCCCAGGTCGCCCGTGAGCAGTTCCGTGCGGCGGTCGACGAATCGGGCCTGTTCGTTCACGGCAACGACTGGGAGTACAAGCCCATCCAGGCGGTGGCTTCGCAGTCGGCGTTCCTGGAGGCCCGCCAGTACGGGGCCGGGGACATCGCCCGGATGCTCGGCGTGCCCGGTGACCTGATCGACGTGGCCGTGTCGGGCAGCAGCATCACCTACGCGTCGATGACGCAGAGGAACTTGCAGTTCCTGATCATGAACCTGGGTCCTGCGGTCACCCGCCGGGAGGACGCGTTCAGCCGGAAGCTCGTGTCGGGGCCGAGGTTCGTGAAGCTGAACACCGACGCGCTGCTGCGCATGGACCCCGAGGCGCGTGCGCGGACGATCGGCGCGCGCATCACCAACCGGACGCTCGCCCCGTCCGAGGCCCGCGCACTGGACAACCTGCCGCCGTTCACCGAGGACCAGCTGGCCGAGTTCGACCGGCTGTTCGGCTCGCGGTCCGTGCCCGCCCAGCCCACCACTGCCGTACCGGGAGCACCGTCATGACCACCCCTCTGCTCGCCGCCGCGGCGGCCGAACGTGCCCAGCACATCCGCCAGCGCGCCGACCGCCCCTCGCAGCGCAGGTGCGCCGAGCACGCCGGCGCCCGCGCCACCGTGCGGGCCGCACTGTCTGGCGTCCAGGTCCGTGAGGCGGGCGACGGCGGGACCCTGCTGGAGTTCGTCGGCCGCGCCTCGGTGTACGAGCAGGCGTACGAGATGTGGGACATGTTCGGCCCGTACACCGAGATCGTCACCGAAGGCGCCGGCTCCGACTCACTGGCTCGCGCCGACCTCGACGTCCCCCTCGTCCTCGGCCACGACCAGCTCCGCCGCATGGCCCGCACCACCACCGGCACCCTGTTCCTCACCGAGTCCGCCGACGGCCTCGACGTGCGTGCGCCCGCCCTGGACCCCGCCGACTACGACGTGGCGTACATCGCGCCGAAGCTCCGCGCGGGCCTGGTGGACGAGATGTCGTTCGCGTTCCGCATCGAGTCGGGGCAGTGGAGCCCGGACTACACCGAGTACCGGATCAACCGGTACGACATCCACCGCGGCGACGTCGCGATCGTCGGCTACGGCGCCAACCCCTACACCGGTGCGGCCGTGCGCCAGCCCGCCGCTACGCCGGCGAACAGCCGGGCCCGAGCGCTCCTCGAACTGAGCATCGCCAGGGCCTGACCCCTTGATCTTCCCGCCGATCGGCGGGAGTTACTGCCCTGCGCTCGCGCGCACGAGTCCGCCCGGCGCCATGCCTCGGGCGGCCGTCTGACCTGGACATGGGGCGCCTGATGACGACACCGAAAGGACGGCCGAGATGACTCTCGCCGAACTGATCGCCCAGGCGCGCACCGCGCTGGACACGGCGATCAGCACCCGCCGCCAGGAGCAGGACGCCCTCATGGCGCTGCGCTCCGAAGAGAATCTGACCGAAGAGCAGGTGGCCGCGCAGGTCGCCCGCCGCGACGCCGCCGACGCCGAGGTCACCCGCCGCCAGGAGGCCCTCGACGGCCTGGAGGCGGAGCAGGCCCGCGAGGACGAGGTGGCCGCGCTCCAGGCCCGTGCGGTCCCGGCCTCCAACCGGGCCCCGGCCTACGACCGGGTGCACCGAGTCGGCCAGGACGAACGCACCTACCGGGAAGACACCGACCGGCGTGGAGCCGGGTTCGAGCGGGACGTGGCCGCCGCGTTCCTCGGCGACTACGACGCCCAGGCCCGTCTCGCCCGGCACATGCAGGAGGAGCGCGTCGAGCGCGGCGACCAGCTCCGGACGCCGGGCCAGACCGAGCAGCGTGCGGTCGGCACGGGCGCGTTCACGGGCCTCGTCGTGCCGCAGTACCTGACCGACATGTACGCCCCGGCCACTGCCGCGATGCGCCCGTTCGCGGACGTCTGCCGCCCGCACGACCTGCCCGCGCAGGGCATGACGGTCAACCTGTCGCGCATCACCACCTCCACCTCCGTCGACAACCAGGCGTCGGAGAACGCGAACGTCACCGAGCAGGACATCGACGACACGCTCCTGACGATCCCCGTGCAGACGGCGGCGGGCCAGCAGACCATGTCGCGGCAGTCTATCGAGCGGGGTGCCGGTACCGAGGCGATCGTCCTGGACGACCTCTTCCGCCGGTACCACACCAACCTCGACGGCAAGCTCCTGAACCAGGCGTCGACCGGTCTGACGAACGTGGCCACCACCGTCGCCTACACCGACGGCACGCCCACCGCGGCCGAGCTGTACCCGAAGGTCGTCGAGGGCCTGTCCGGTATCGAGGGCGCGATGCTCGACATGGCGTCCGGCGACAACATCGCCGTCATGCACTCCCGGCGCTGGTACTGGATGCAGAACGCCATGGGCTCCACCTGGCCGCTCATCACCCAGCCTGGCGTCATCGCCCAGACCCTCGGCGCGAACTACGCCGAGACGTACGGGCGCGGTGTGCGCGGGGTCCTGCCCAACGGGACGCCGGTCATCGTGGACAACAACATCGCGACGAACCTGGGTGCGGGCACCAACGAGGACGAGATCTACCTCGTGGACCGGCAGGAGTGCCACCTGTGGGAGGACCCGGACGCCCCGATGTACATCCGGGCTGAGCAGACCAAGGCCGCGAGCCTCGGCGTCCTGCTCGTGGTCTACGGCTACTACGCCTACACCCACGCCCGCTACGCGCACTCCCGGAAGATCGCCGGTACGGGTCTGGTGGCCCCGGCGTTCACCGGCGTCTGATCCCTGCTCCGGGCGGGACCGTCACGGCTCCGGCGATCCCGCCCGGTTCATCCTTCGATCTCCCTGGAGGGAACCATGAACGAACCGCAGACCGAGGACCCGATGGTCGCTGCCCTGCTGCGCGAGCGTGCGGGCTACGTCGGCCGCAAGGGCAAGGAGGACCGCGTCGCCGCGGTCGACGAGCAGCTGGCGCTGCGCGGCTACTCGCCCGACGGCGAGCGGGTCGCCGCAGCCCCGGACGCCGACGCGGACACCGAGTTGCGCAGTACGCCGCCCAAGGGACGCCAGGCGCGCGCGGTCGACAAGGCGTGACGTGGCCAACGAGTACGTCACCCTGGAGGAACTGAAAGGGCAGTTCCCCATCGAGTCAGACGACGCCACCCGGGACGCCGCGCTGAACCGGGCGCGTGCGTCGGCCTCGCGGGGCATCGACCGTGTCACCGGGCGCCGCTTCTGGCTTGATGCGGACCCGGTGCAGCGGGTGTTCAACACGCGCGGCCGGATCGTCCGGGAGAGTGACGGGGACCTGTTCCTCGTCGACGACATCGGCAGCACCGCGGGGATCGTCGTCGAGACAGGCTCGGGCACGTCGTGGACAGTCGTCACCGGCTACGAGACCAGCCCGGACAACGCCCTCGCCGACGGGCGGCCGATCACCGGTCTGCTGCGGGTGCTCGGCTCCTGGGGCAGCAGCACGACCCGCCTGCGGGTAACTGCCCGGTTCGGCTGGCCGTCCATCCCGGACGACATCCGCGAGGCCGCCCTGATCCAGGCCACCCGGCTCTACAAGCGCAAGGACTCCCCCGAGGGCATCATCGGCTCCGCCGAGTGGGGAGTGCGCAACCTCAGCCGCCGGGACCCGGACGTCTGGAACCTGATCGAGCCGTACATCATCCCCGGGTTCTGAAGGAGTCCCCATGCAGATCTCCGCTGTGCGTAAGGCGATTGCCGAGGCAGCCCGCGCGGTCGTCCTTCCGGACGGCGTGCCGAAGCTCACCTGCTCCAGCTATGTTCCGGACGCCGCGAACGCCCCCCACTTCTTCGTCGCCGAGTGGGAGCAGGATTTCGACAAGGCGATGGGGAGGGGACTGGACGAAGTCGTCTTCACAACCCGCGTGCTTGTTGCACGTGGGGATGACGAGTCGTCGCAGCGCATCCTGGACTCGATGCTGTCGGGCTCCGGCCCCGCCTCCCTCAAGGCTGCGATCGAGGCCGCGCGCGGAGGGCCCGGCGAGTTCGCGCTCGGGGGCCTTGCCCACGACCTCCAGGTGCAACGCGTGCAGGGATACCGCTGGTACGAGCACGCCGGCGCCACCTATGTCGGCGCCGAGCTGATGATCAAGGTGATCGGAGAGGGGGCCTGATGCTGATCCGCATGCTGGTCCAGATGCCTGAGGGTGCCGCCCGCAACGGCCAGCGCTGGCCCGCCGAGGGCGAGACCGCTGACCTTCCGACGGCGGAGGCCGCGCACCTCGTCGCCTCCGGGATCGCCGAGGAGGCCGCAGTCGAGGACGACGTCCAGGTCCCGGCCGAGCCGCGCGCCCGCCGCCGCAAGCCGGCCGACCCGGAGGGAGACCCGACGTGAGCAAGACGATCCTGTTGAACGTCCGCTGCTTCGCGGGCGGCGTCGACCTCACCAGCGCCTCCAACAAGATCGAGCTGTCGTCCGAGGTCGAGGACAAGGACGCGACGAACTACGGCAGTCAGGGGTGGAAGGAAGTCCTCGGCGGCCTCGGGTCCGCCGAACTGTCCGGCGAGGGCCAGTGGGAGGCGGGCGACCCGTCCAAGGTCGATGACGCGTCCTGGGCGCACGTGGGCTCGGTCGTCCCCTGGTCGGTCAGCGCCAACAACGGTGCGGCCGTCGGGGATCTGGCGTACTTCATGACGGCGCTGCGCTCGGACTACACGCTCGGTGACGCGGTCGGCGAGGTCGCCCCCTGGTCCGGCACCGGCAAGAGCAGCTCGCCCCTGGTGCGCGGGCAGTTCGCGCACGCTCCCGGCGTCGCTCGTACCGCGACTGGCACGGGTACCGGGCTCCAGCTCGGCGCCGTTCCCGCCGGCCGCCGCCTGCACGCCGCGCTCCATGTCCTCTCGGCGGCCGGGACGACCCCGTCGCTCACCGTCCGCGTCGAGTCGGCCGTCGACAACACGTTCTCGGCGCCGACCACCCGCCTCACGTTCAACGCGGCGACGGCCGTAGGCGGTCAGATCCTGCGTACCGACGGGAGTGCGATCACGGATACGTGGTGGCGGCTCGCGTGGACGATCACCGGCACCACGCCGTCGTTCCTGTTCGTCGGCACCCTCGGCATCGGCCGATAGCCCACTCCTCCCCACCATCCTGCCCGGCCCGCTCCAGGGCCGTCCTCACGCCCTGGAAAGGGGCCCTGTCATGCCCAAGATGGTCCTGCTCGCCCAGTACCTCAGCATCAACGGAACCGTCCTGAACACCTTCACCAAGAAGGCCGAACTGTCGGTCGAGGTCGAGGATAAGGACATCACCAACTACAGCTCCGCCGGGTGGAAGGAAGTCCTCGGCGGCCTCAAGAGCGCAGAGCTGGCGTGCGAGTTCCTCCAGGACTTCGCCGTCACGCAGCTCGACGCGACCATGTGGCCTCTGCTGGGCACGGTCGTCCCCTTCGAAGTGAGGCCCGACCAGGGGGCCGTCAGCACCACCAACCCGAAGTACACCGGGAACATCCTGATCAAGGGCTGGAACCCCATCGAGGGCAGCGTCGGCGACGAAGCCACCGTCGGCGTGTCCTTCCCGACGTCGGGAGCGGTGACGAGGGCGACGACCTGATGGCCGGCGGCCCGCCGTTCGCGCTCGGGGTCGAAACCCATGAGGGCCTGGCCGCACTCACCCGCGCGATCCGCGCCGAGGAGGACGGCAAGCAGCTCCGCAAGGAGCTGGCCCGCGACATGCGGGAGGCGCTCAAGCCGGCCGCCGCTGAGGCGAAGTCGTCGGTCATGTCGATCGCGTCGGCGGGCCTGCCCGCCGCCCCCGCCCTGAGGTCGTCCGTCGCGAAGAAAATCCGCCCGGAAGTGAAGCTGGGCGGGCGCTGGTCCGGGGCCCGCGTGAAGGCGTTCAAGACGAAGAACGTGCGCGGCTTCCCCAACGCCCCCAAGCGCCTCAACCGCGCGGGGGGCTGGCGGCATCCGGTGTTCGGGAACCGTGAGGTGTGGGTGCAGCAGCACGGCAAGGTCGACTGGTTCGACCGCAGCTTCGAGGGCCGTGAGGGCCAGTACAAGGCGGCCGTGGAGGCCGCGATGGAGAGCATGGCTCGCCGCATCGCCGCGCGGGCCGGATAGGAGTCACGGATGTTCCTGGTCTACAAGCCTGAGGGGCAGGCGGAGCCGAGTCGCTGGAAGTACGACCCCCGCAAGATCATGAGCGTCGAGCGGGAGTGGATCGAGCGGCGCACCGAGCGCAACTGGTCGGAGTTCACGAAGGACGTCCTCCAGGGCAACAGCCTGTGCCGTCGCGCGCTGCTGTTCGTCTTCCTCAAGCGCGAGCACCCCACGGTGAAGTGGGACGACGTGGACTTCGCGTGGGACGAGCTGGAGCTGGAGTACAGCAAGGGCGAACTGATCCAGATCCGGGCGTCCGTCTCCGAGTCGGCGACCGGCGAGGAGCGGGAGTCGGTCCTCGCCAAGCTCGACGAGGAGATCGGCACGGCGTACGACGACCCGGCGGACGAGGGAAAAGCCCAGCTGCCCGTCGCAGGCTGACCCGCCTCGGGGATGCCGCGCACCTGCTCGGGATGCGCCCACGCGACTGGGACACCTGCACGGTCGAGGAGGCCGACGCACTCCTGGACTGGATCGACGCCTACCAGGCGGCGCAGGAGAAGGCCACTGAAGAACTGAAGAGATAGGGGCCGACGCCCCCGCCTGGAGAAGGGGGTGGCGTCGGTGTCGGACACGTCGCTGGTCTTCAACTTGGTCGCGAGGGACAGGACCGCGCAGGGCCTGTCGAGCGCGCGGGAGCGTTTCGACAAGGCGGCCACAGCAATCGGCGCCACTGCGGGTGTCGCGCTCGGCGCGAGCCTGATGCAGAGCCTGAGCGTCGACCAGGCCAACAGCAAGCTCGCTGCCCAGCTCGGCCTCACCCAGGCCGAGTCGGAGCGCATCGGGTCGGTGGCGGGCACCCTGTACGCGAACGCGTACGGCGACTCGATGGAGCAGGTCAACACGGCCGTCGGGTCGGTCATGTCGTCCATCAAGGGCATGGCGGGCGCCTCCAGCGCCGACCTGGAAGGTGTCACCCAGAAGGCGCTGAACTTCGCGAGCACCTTCGATGTCGAGGTCGACCGGGCGGTGCAGTCGGTCGGCACGCTCATCAACTCCGGCCTCGCGACGGACGCGACGCAGGCGTTCGACCTGATCACCACCGCCTCGCAGAAGGTGCCCGCGTCCCTGCGTGAGAACGTCCTCGACGCGTCGGACGAGTACGCCCAGTTCTTCCGCACCCTCGGCTACGACGGACAGTCCGCGTTCTCGGTTCTCGTCCAGGCGTCCGCGAAGGGCCAGTTCGGGATCGACAAAGCCGGGGACGCGATCAAGGAGTTCACACTCCGGTCGACGGACATGTCCACGTCCTCCCAGGCCGCGTACAAGACGATCGGGCTGGACGCGCACGCGATGGCGAACGCCATCCTCACGGGCGGCACCTCAGCGCAGGGCGCCACCCGGAAGATCATCGACGGCCTCCTCGGCATCAAGGACCCCGCGAAGCAGGCGAACACCGCCATCGCGCTGTTCGGTACGCCGCTGGAGGACATGAACGTCCAGGACATCCCCGCCTTCCTCACCAGTCTGAAGGGCGCGGGCGGGGCGATGGACGGCTTCGCGGGCGCCTCCAAGCGGTCGGGGGACGCGCTGCGGGACAACGCGGGGACGGCGCTCGAGGAGTTCAAGCGCAAGGCCATGAGCCAGCTCACCGAAGTGACCGGCGGGTTCGTCCAGTTCGCCATGGACAACCAGGGCGTCTTCGAACCGCTCGCCTACACCCTGGCAGGGCTCGCCGGGACGGTCCTGCTCGTCAAGGCCGCGATGGTCACCTACTCGGCGGTCTCCTCCGTCGTCGCGGGGGCACACGCCGTAATGACGGCCTCGACGTGGCGCGTCATCGGCGGCTGGCTGCGAATGAGCATGGTCGGCCTCGGCGTGTACGCAAGGATCGCGGCCGGAGCAGTCGTGTCGGGGGTGACGACCGCCGCCGCGTGGACCGGGTCGGCGCTCGTCTCAATCGGCACCTGGATCATGGCCATGCTCCGGGCCGGCGCTACCGCAGCTCTCCAGTTCACGATGATGGCTGCGCGGGCGGTCATCTGGGCCGCCACGATGGCCGCCCAGTGGCTGATCGCGATGGGCCCCATCGGCTGGATCACCGCCGCCGTGATCGCGATCGTGGCGCTGGTCATCGCGAACTGGGACACGATCAAGAAGGCCACGCTGGCGGCCTGGTCGTGGATCGTCGGGAAGCTCGTGTGGGCCAAGGACTTCATGGTCCGGGCGTTCATGAACTGGACGCTCATCGGGCTGATCATCAAGCACTGGGACAGCATCAAGTCGGCGACCGTGACGCGGGCGATGGCGCTGGTGGCGTGGGTGCGGGGACTGCCCGGCCGGATCAGCGGCGCCCTCGGCAACCTCGGCTCCCTGCTCGTGGGCAAGGGCAAGGCAGTTGTTCAGGGCCTGTGGTCCGGGATCTCCAGCATGGGCGGCTGGATCTCGTCGAAGATCCTCGGCTGGGCGAAGAGCGTGATTCCCGGGCCAGTTGCCAAGGCCCTCGGCATCGCGAGCCCGTCGAAGGTGACGACCGCTCAGGGCCGGTGGATCGCGCGCGGCCTGGTCGACGGTCTCACCGGCTCGGCCAAGCAGGTCAGCGCGGCGTCCACCAAACTCGCGGACATCGTGCGGGACGCCCTCGCGCCGGGGAAGAAGCGGTCGAAGGCGCTCGGCACGGTCAACGCCGGCACCTCGCAACTCGCGCGCCTCGCGAACCAGGAAGCCTCCCTCGCGACCCGCCTGAAGACCGCGTCGACCCGGCTGGCGGACCTGATCAAGGAACGCGACAAGTTGGCCGCGGACGTGAAGAAGGGAGTGTTGGACGCGGCGAACATCACCCAGAACAGCGAGGGCGGGGTCACCACTGCCGACACCATCCTCAGTGGCTTGCAGAACAAGCTGGCCGCCGCGGCGTCGTTCGCGGCGAACCTGTCGAAGCTTCGCGCGAAGGGTGTCCGCTCCGACCTCATCGCGCAGATCGCGCAGGCCGGGGTCGAGGGCGGCACCGCCACGGCGGCGGCGCTCGCCATGGCGGACAAGGGAACGATCGCCCAGATCAACTCGACGCAAGGGCAGCTCGTCAACGCGGCGACGTCCGCTGGGGCGGTCGCCGGGGACGCGATGTACGGGGCGGGGATCGACGCGGCCAACGGCCTGATCAAGGGCCTCAAGGCGAAGCAGGCGGCGATCGACGCCCAGATGCTCTCCATCGCCCGCTCGATGTCCGCCTCGATCAAGAAGGCCCTCGGGATCCGGTCGCCGTCGAAGCTGTTCGCGGACGAGGTCGGGCAGTACATCCCGCCCGGCGTGGTGGCCGGCATGGAGCGCACGACGCCTCAGCTCGACACCGCGCTGCGCACCCTCGTCCAGCCCCAGCTCGCCGCACCCCAACGCCCTCTGACGGCACCCGGGATGGCGCCGGTCCTGGGCGCCGGCGCGGCGGGCGGCACCACCCGCGTCGTCATCGACGTACGCGGCGCCGACGAGGACCTGAAGAAGCTGTTCCGCAAGCTCGTCCGGACCGACGGGCGCGGCTCGGCGCAGACCCTGCTTGGCGGCCGAGGCTGAGAAAGGAGACGCCGTGACGTTCCCGGTGGCTGTGCTGGACGTGCGGATCGATCTGCTGGTGGGCGGGGTGTGGCAGGACGTCACCGCCGACGTCTACACCCGCAACCCGATGTCGATCACGCGCGGGCGCCCCGACGAGGGCGCCCGCACCGACCCCGGGAAACTGTCCCTCACCTTCAACAATGGCCGCTCCAAGGCCAACCCGGCCGTCACCGGCCGCTACAGCTCGGGCAACCCGAACTCGGACCTGTTCGGGAAGATCGGCCGCAACACCCCCGTCCGCGTCCACGTGCCCGCCGCTATCGCGCACCTGGCGCTCGACGGCGACCCGACCGGGTACATGTCCACCCCGCACGCCGCCGCCCTCAACATCACGGGCGACATCGACGTGCGGGTCGAGTTCGACGCCGACATGACCGACACCGCCCGCAACCAAGTCCTCATCGGCAAGTGGAGCTCCACCGCCACTGAGCGGGCCTGGTCCATCCGCTACTACCTGGGGTCCATCGAGCTCAGCTGGCGAGACGCCGGCGGCGCGACCGCCGGCTCGTTCATCAGCGCGGGACTGTACGGGGGCGGCGCACTGCGGGTCACGCTGGACGTCGACGACGGCGCCGGCGGCTGCGTCATCCGCTTCTACCAGGCCGCCACCCTCGACGGCCCGTGGACCCTGATCGCAGTGAACACCGCGACGGTCACCACCAGCATCCAGTCGACGTCCACCAGCGACCTGCGGATCGGAGTCAGCGACCCCACCACCACACCGCCCCGGGTACCGGTCACCGGGACCGTAACCCGCGCCCAGGTCCGCTCCGGGATCGACGGGACCATCGTCGCCGACCTCGACGTCCGCGCCCTGGCCGACGGGGCGAGCGGCGTCACCGACAGCGTCGGCCGGGTATGGACCGTCAACGGCAGCGCCCGCATCCGTAAGCGGGCGGACCGGATCACCGCCGAGATCTCCTCCTGGCCGCCCCGCTGGGACGTCTCCGGAAAGGACCGGTGGGTGTCCGTCGAGGCCGCCGGGGTCCTGCGCCGCTACGGCCGCCCCGGCTCGCCCCTCGACTCCACCCTGCGCCGCCGCATCCCGAGCGGAAACCCGCTCGCCTACTGGCCGATGGAGGAGGGCGCCCTCGCGACGCAGGCGTACAGCCCCATCACCGGCGTCACCCCTATGCGCGTGACCGGGATGACGTTCGCCTCTGCGGACACGCTGCCCGGATCGTCGGCGCTGCCGGTCCTCGGACAGTCGGCAACCCTCCAGGCCACCGTGCCCTCCAGCAGCGCGACCGGCTGGCACGTCGAGATGGTGTACAAGCTGGACACACTGCCCGCCACGCTCCAGCAGATCGCCCGCGTCCGCGTCACCGGCGCCGGCATGGCCTCCGCCGTCGCCCTCGCCTCCTCCAGCGGCATCCGCATCGAGATCCGCGACGCCGACGACGCCGTCACCGCCGGGTTCACCTTCACCGACGCGTCCGCCATCGCCGCGTTCGCCGGAGTCTGGAACCGCCTCCAGATCTACACCAGCGTCAGCGGCGGCTCGACCTTCGTTCATGCGGCCTGGCGGCGCACCGACGGCGCCGCCCCCTACTGGTTCGCCCAGACCGTCTACACCGGAGTCCCCGGCCGCCCCACCCAGATCACCGGCTCCTGGGGGTCGGCGTTCCAGGGCATGGCGCTCGGGCACCTCGCCGTGTGGACCGGCGTCGCCGCCAGCCTCACCAGCCCCTACCGCCCCGCGATCACCACCTACGAGTCCGCCGACGACGGGTTCGCGGGCGAGGTCGCCGGGCGCCGCATGGTGCGCCTGGCGGGCGAGGAGAACATCCCGCTCAGCGTCCGGGGGATCGTCGCCGAGCAGGAGGAGATGGGCGCCCAGCGCCCGCTCCAGATGCTGGAGGTCCTGGAGCAGGGCGCCGACACCGACGGCGGCATCCTCATGGAGCACCGGGGCCGTCTCGCGCTGCGGTACCGGGGCCGGGGCACCCTCTACAACCAGGCCCCGGCCGTGACCTTGCGCTACAGCACGGGCCGGGAGATCGCGCCGCCGCTGGAGCCGCTGACCGACGACGCGGACACCACCAACGACGTCACCGTGCAGCGCATCGACGGCAGCTCGGCGCGCGTCGTCCAGGAAACCGGGCCCCTCTCGGTCACGGCGATCGGCCGCTACGACACCAGCGTCCAGCTGTCCATGGCCACCGACGACCAGGCCGCGCCGATCGCGGGCTGGCGCCTGTACCTCGGCACACAGGACGCCCCCCGCTACCCGGTCGTGCACGTCGACCTGGCCGCCGCCCCACACCTCATCCCCCAGGTGCTCGGCATCGACCAGGGCGACGTCATCCGCCTGACCGGCCTGCCCGCCGACCTACCGCCGGGCGACGTCGACCTCATCGTCCAGGGCTACAGCGAGACCTTCGATCAGTACGCGTGGGACGTGTACTTCACGTGCACGCCGGCCGCGCCCTGGTCGTCGGTCGGCGCGCTGGCGGTCGACGAGAACTTCGAGGACACCACCTTCGAAGTCACGATCACGGGCGGCGGCAACCTGCCATGGCTGCGGACCAACGCGCAGGCGCACACCGGGTCCTGGTCGCTCAGGTCCGGGGCGATCACCCACAACCAGACCTCGGACGCCATCGTGGCCGTCCCGGCCGGGATGACGGAGATGCGCGTCTGGTACTGGACGTCGTCCGAGACGGCTGGCGCCGGGTTCCTCGGCGACCGGCTGATCGTGCTGGTCGACGGGGTGCAGGTCCTCACCGCGCAGGGCACCACCCCGTGGACCCAGGCGATCCTCGACGTCACCGGCAAAAGCACCGTGACCTTCCGCTACGCCAAGGACAACAGCACGTCCACCGGATCGGACATGGTCGCGATCGACAACCTCAGCTTCACCGGACCGCCGTGCCGCATCGACACCGACGGCAGCACCCTCGCCGCCGGCGTCACCGCGACCGCGACCACCCTGTCCGTCGCCGGACCCCTGTGGATCACCAGCGCCGCCTACCCGCAGGAGTTCCCGATCGACGTCCGCCTCGGCGGCGAGGTCGTGCGGGTCACCGCCATCAGCGGCGCCTCCAGCCCCCAGACGTGGACGGTCGTCCGCAGCATCAACGGCATCGTCAAAGCCCAGGCGGCGGGCGAGGCCGTGAGTCTGGCCGCTCCCGCGTACGTCGCCCTGTAGGAGGCACCCATGCCCTGGCTCCCCGGGATGCGGATCACCGCCGACCGCATCAACGTCTACTCCGCCCAGGCCGAGGACACCACCACCGGCCGCACCACCGCCTCCACCACCTACACCGACGCGTCCGGCGGCGCCTTCAGCGCATCCGTCGTCGTCCCCCTGTCGGGCGTGGTCATGGTGTCCATCAGATCCACCCAGCGCAACAGCAGCGGCTCCACCAACACCGTCACCTCGTGGCAGGGCGTAGGCACCATCTCCGGCACGGTCTACAGCCCGAACGACAACGCCGCGCTGATCTGGTCCGGCAGCGGCACCGCCAACCTCAGCCTTTCCTTGCGCTACCGGCTGTCCGGGCTCGTCCCCGGCGAAACCCTCACCGTCACCACCAAACACCGCGTGTCCGGCGCCAGCACCGCGACGTTCGACCACCGGTCCATCCAACTCGAAGGCGCACCCGCCTGACCCCGGGCCTGAAGCGCTACCCGCATGGGTCGCTGCCCCACGCAGATCCACGGCCCCGCGCTGGGGCCTGACAGAGGGACGGCCTGTCCCCCTGTGCAATCCCGCCCCGCGCCACCCTGCCGCGGGGCTTCGTCATGAGGAGGCACCCTTGCCTGAGCTGTGGATGCCGGGTGCGACCCGGCTGGACATAGGCGACCACGCCCCGACCGACGGAGGCCCGGCGAAGGCGGTCGGCCACATCACCTGGGACCGCAACGCGTCGGCTGCGAAGCCGCTGCCGCTGGTGCCGTACGAGACGCTGGTCTCCTACTTCGGCCGGAACCCCGCGGGGAAGAAGGTGCCGCCGCACATCTTGTGGGACCCGTTCGTCGGCCGGTTCACCCAGTTCGTCCCGGCGAACTCCCGCTCCAAGAGCCTCGCGGATGCGCCCGGCGGTACGCGGACGAACCGCGCGGGCTCGGTCGTGATCCAGATCGAGGCGCTCTTCTTCCCCTACTGCGTCGTCGACGGGAAGACGTACGCGCGCCTGGTCGACACCCCATGCGCGGGGTGGCCGGAGTTGCTGGCGTGGGTCCGGTCGTGGGGTGTCCCGGACGTGTGGCCCATGGGACGGCCGACGTCGTTCGCGTCGAACCGGTCGGCATCCACCTGGGCGAAGAGCGGCGGCTGGTACGGGCATTCGCAGGTCCCCGAGAATGACCACCAGGACCCCGGCTCGTGGCCCGCGTTCACGACGGGCATCCCGCCGTTCCCCGGCCGCCAGTACTTCGTGCTCGGCGCGCACAACGACTACGCGCTCCAGCTCCAGCAGTGGCTGGCCAGGGGCGGGTGGGGTCCGGCGTACAAGGTCGGCCCGTCCCGGACGATGACGCAGCTCGACCTCGACAAGGTCGCCGCACTCCAGCGGCACTACCTGTCCGCGCTCGGCCCCGCCGACGGCCTGACCGGACCCAAGACCTGGCAGTACGCCTACGAGGTCGCCAACGGCCTCAGAAAGAAGTGAGGACTCCATGAGCAACGAGATCAACCTCCCGGACGTGGACACGGTCGTGAAGACCGCAGCGTCGTACGCGCGGGACCTGGCGGAGCGGACAGCGGCGACGTTCGTCGTCGCGGCCGGGGGTGTGGCGGTCGCGGCCGGGCCCGCCGACATGTTCCACGCCTCGTTCTGGCAGACGATGGGCGCGGCCGGGATCGCGGCAGCCGGGTCGCTCCTGAAGGGGATGCTGGCGCGCGCGTTCGGGACGAAGAACTCGGCGTCGCTCGCCAAGGGCGTCTGACCCTGCCCCGTGTGCGCGTCGGGGAGGAGGCACGGTGGACGCGGCCATGGTAACGGCGATCGGCGCGCTGATCGCAGGGCCCGTGGCCGCCGCAGCCGCCATGTACGGCAACCGAGGCGCGAACCGGGCAGCCCGGGAGGGCACCGCAGTGACGGGATTCAACAGCCTGACGAACGAACTCCAGGAAGAGCGCGCCGAGCTGAAGAAGGAGATCGCCACCGTGCGCGCCGAACTCGCGGCGGAACGGTTGGAGACGGCGCGCTTGCGGCTGCTGGTGACTCAGCTCGGGGGGACGCCATGACGCGTACCGAGTTGGTGCTGTACCAGAACCGTAGGCTGCTGTGGATGGTGGCGGTGCTGCTGATCCTGGGGGGCGGGGTGGCGTTGTCGCTGCTGCTGATCCACCGGGAGACGGAGGCGCGGCAGGAGCTGTCGCGGGAGGCGGACCTGCGGGGGACGGCGGTGGCGACGCTCGCGGGGGATGTGCGGGCGCTGCGCGAGCAAGTCAAGGCGGCAGGGCAGACGCCGGTGGCGCCGGATCCGACGAAGGCTGTGGATGATCTGCCTGCGCGGGCGGAGGTGCCGGTGCCGATTCCGGGGCCGCGCGGTCCGGCGGGAAGTCCTGGTCCGTCGGGTCCTCCGGGTCCGTCGGGGTCGCCGGGCCGTACGGGTGAGGCTGGCGTGGATGGGACCGCGGGGTCGGCGGGTGAACCCGGGGCGGCCGGCGCAACAGGTCCGCCGGGTCCGGCCGGGGAGCAGGGCCCGCAGGGGGCAGCCGGTCCAGCTGGCCCTCAGGGTCCGGCTGGTCCTGTGGGTGAGCGGGGGCCTGCGGGTCCTGCCTGTCCGGACGGCTACTCGCTCCAGGCTCCTGCGTATGATCCGGGCGCGCTGGTCTGCCGTCGGGATGGGGCGCCGGAGCCGTCGCCTGATCCGTCGGACGGGCGCCCGCAGGTGGCCCTCGATCCGCTCCGCCGCCAGTACTGAGCATGGCCCTCCCCTCCGGGGGAGGGCCGCTTTCGCGCGTTCAGGCGGCCCAGCCAGTGGTCAGCCTGACCAGTGGTGGACCCCGTATCCAGGAGCACGACGGTTTGCGTCCATCATCCCGACGGACGCAAAGGGTCCGGACCAATCCGGACCCTTGCGGAAGACATCTTGTCCCCCATAAAGAGTGCGCTGGCCTGAGGTTGCCGACAGCAGCAAGATCATGGAGGGGGTTCGGTCGGGGCGAAACCCTTCAGCTCGACGCGGGCGGCTGCCCGTACACGGCCACCCACCGGTCACCGCGCATCACGATGTCGGCCGTCTCGACCGCGCGGCCGGTGGCCTGGTCGTAGTACGTCCGCTCGACCGCCAGGACGGGCCCCGGCGGCGTCATCCCGAGCGCCTGCGCCTCCTGCCGGGTCGCCGTACGGGCACGCACCCTCTCCACGGGGTCGCCGACCTCGATGGAGATGACCCGCATCCGGGCGGCAACGCCGACGCCGGCGTACGGGCCGACCTCGGGCAGCGCGATCAGCGACGTGCCAGTGAGGTCAAGGGGCTCCCACGACTCGGCAAGCTGCACGGGCTGTTCGTCGGCGAGGTACACGTACGAGGTGCGCATCACCGCAGCCCCCGGCTCGATGCCCAGGCGGACGGCGACCGTGTCGGTGGCGGCTGCGGTGGAGGATTCGTGCCGCCACGTCCCCACCGCGCCCTGCTCGGCGACACCTTCCGCGAACGGGGAATCCTCGGAACGGCGGCGGTGACGGCGGACGAGCAGTTCGGGGGTGTCGGTGCCACGGACGTAGTGACCGGCCCCGTGCCGGGAGACGACGAGGCCCTCATCGACGAGGAGCTTGTACGCGGCCGTCGCGATGCTGTTGCTGCCGCCGTACTGGGCGGAGATCTCGGCGACGGAGGGGAGGCGGGCGCCGGGTGACAGTTCGCCGGATTCGATGCGGGCTCGGAGGTCGTCGGCGACTTGCAGGTACCGGGGCGTTTCGGCCGTCACTCTACGCCTCCCTTCTCTGTGACTTGCGTGACACAGTAGCCACCCTCCCGCTACTCTCGCACGAGAGTCATTCTCTCGCATGAGAGTGAGGGTCCGTCGTGCCCGTCAGCCTGCGCGTAGCAGCTTTACGCACTGCCCTTGAGCGCGCCACCGACCAGCCCGCGCGCCTGCTCGCCACCCCGCACGGCACACGCGTGTACGTCACCGCCCCCGCCGACCCGGACGCCTGGGAACGCACCATCACCGCCCTCAACTCGGCGGACGGCTGGGGCAGCACGGACTCATCCGGCCGGACCGAGGTCTGGGCGCAGATCGACGACGAGGTGATCGAGTGAACCAGCAGGGCATCTACGGCTTCTGTGCCTGGCACAAGGCGTACGCCTACGGCGTGCGGGTGATCAGCCTCGTCAGGAAAGGCCGGGGTGTCACGTTCGTCCTGTACGCGTGCGGGAGCTGCCGGGACCTGTACGGCCTGACACCGCAGGCGGACCGGCCATGATCTCCGAAGACGACCTGGAGTATCTGTCCTCAGCATGCGCGGTCGCCACCCGGTTCGGGCCAGTGTCCGGACATCGCGACTGCCGCCTCCTCAAGGACATCCCGATGCCTCACTCCAAGGGGCGGATCGTCCTGATACCCCGCTGCCGCTGCACATGCCACACCACCGAAAACCCTGAGGGAGACAACCCCGTGGAGACCGAGACCACTTCACCGACCACCCCCGTCCACACCTGCGCCGAATGCGAGCAGTACGCCAAGGCCGCGAGGGAGGCGACCGCACGCGGCGACCACTCGGCGGCCATCGACAACCGCGTCCGCATCGCCACCCACGACACCGGCCACAACGGCACCCCCTGACCCCCGCGCTCTCCCGTGACGGCGGCGGCGCCGGGCGGTAGAGCGTGGACCCCGCCCGCCCCGCCCCCGTGTAGCCCTGAGGGCGGGCGGGATCTTGCGGCCCCGGCCAGTTACCCCACTGGCCGGGGCCGCTCCACGTCTGACATCTGAGAGCGCGGCGAGTCAACTCCCGCCAGCACGTCAGGCCGAGGGGTGTAGTAGAGGCGGTACCGTCATGATCGCCCACACTTCGGCCGAGCAACGGCCGAGCTAACGATCTTCAGGGACGACGAAAGCCCCTCCAGCAAGAGGGGCTTGATGCTGCCTCGCAGATGAGAACGTTTCTGCGTCAAGTCGAAAAGGTGGGGCGGGTGGGACTCGAACCCACGGCCGACGGATTATGAGTCCGCTGCTCTAACCGGCTGAGCTACCGCCCCATAGCGGCGTGTCGCGTACATGTGTGCGCGCCGTCTGCCGCAGCATAGCCGGTCATACGATCTCCCGCTCCGGATGGTCGGCTTCGCACGGCTGCTGACCTCGCCTTCGTGTCCAGGAGGACCGCGCGGAGGGGCGCGTGGTTCCACCGGACATGAAAAAGGACCCCAACGGGGTCCTCGTTCAGCATGCTCCCCCGACTGGACTCGAACCAGTAACCTGCCGGTTAACAGCCGGCTGCTCTGCCAATTGAGCTACGGAGGATCGAGCTCCCCCGACTGGACTCGAACCAGTAACCTGCCGGTTAACAGCCGGCTGCTCTGCCAATTGAGCTACGGAGGAATGCTCTCGATCGCATCGAACGCCGCCACCTGGGTACTTGCCAGGGGGCGCCCGCTCGCTGCGACACATACATTAGCGCAAGCAGGGGGGTGCTTCGCCAATCGGTATCCCCACCGACAGGACCGACATCAGGGAAGGGCCGCCGTCATGCGCTACCGGCTGACGTTCGCCGCCGGACTCGCCGTGGGTTACGTCCTCGGCACCCGTGCCGGACGCGAACGCTACGAGCAGCTGAAGAAATCCGCCCGCCGGGTCGCCCAGAACCCCGCGGTCCGCAACACGGCCGAGTCGGCGGCACAGCAGGGCCGCCAGTTCGCGGGCAAGGCATACGAGAAGGTCAGCACCCGCTTCCCCGACTCGGTCGCCACCCGAGTCCGCACGCTGCGCGAACGCACCACAGCGGGAGGCGAGGACGACGACTGGGGCACGAGCAACACGTAACGAGGCGCCCCTTCCCAGCGCCGCACCACGCAAGCCACCCAAGGGGCGCGGGGCTGTGTTCGATTTGCGGCTGCCGCCGCGTGGGCGCGACCAGCCACAACGCGCCCCGTACCCGCAAGGCCCCGCGAGCCCCCACCACCTCACCGGCCCGACCCGGCGCAGCGCTACGGCAGAATTTGCCCCATGGGGATAGTCGCCGGGCTGGACAGTGCGCCCGATTTCACTCGCATCGTCGTCTGTGACACGGACACGGGCGCCGTACTCAGGCAGGGCTACGCCCCGCACCCGGTCGACAGCCCGGAGGGCGCCCGGCCGAGCGACGTCGACCCGCAGACGTGGCTGCTGTCCCTGGGCGAGGCGGCCGGCGGCGGGCTGCTGGAGGGCGTGCAGGCGATCGGCGTGAGCGCCCAGCAGAACGCGGTGATCCCTCTGGACGCCCAGGGCAACACGGTCCGCCCGGCGATGACCGGCGGCGACAAGCGGGCGCAGGTCGCCGCCGCCGACCTGGTGGACGCGCTGGGCGGGCGCGGCGCGTGGGCGCAGGCCGTCGGCGCCGTCCCGCAGGCCGCGCATCCGGTGACGAAGCTGCGGTGGCTCGCGAAGAGCGACCCGGAGGCCGCCGCGCGTACGGCCGTCCTCCTCCAGGCCCACGACTGGCTCGTCTGGCAGCTCCTCGGCCGCCCCGCGCGGCGGACGACGGACCGCGGCGGCGCGTCCGGGACGGGCTACTGGTCGGCCGCGTCCGGCGGTTACCGGCCCGACCTCGTGGAGCTGGCGCTCGGTCACCAGGTGATGCTCCCGGACGTCATCGGGCCCTCGGAGGCGGCGGGGACGACGCCGGAGGGGCTGTTGATCTCGGCGGGCACCGGCGAGACGATGGCGGCGGCCTTCGGTCTGGGCCTGGGGCTCGGGGACGCGGTGGTGTCGCTGGGCGCCTCGGGCTCGGTGATGGCGGTGCACCGGGAGGCGCTGGTCGACAGCTCCGGGATGATCACGTCGCTGGCGGACGCGACCGGCATGCACCTTCCCGTCGTCACGACCCTGAACGCCGTCCGGACCCTGCGTGGGACGGCCGAGTTGCTCGGGGTGAAGGATCTGGAGGCGCTCTCCGAGCTGGCGATGCAGTCGACTCCGGGGTCGCACGGGCTGGTGATGCTGCCGTATCTGGAGGGTGAGCGGACGCCGAACCTGCCGCACACGGCGGGGACGATCACGGGGCTGCGCCGGGAGTCGATGAAGCCGGAGCACCTCGCGCGCGCGGCGTTCGAGGGGATGCTGTGCGGGCTCGCGGACGCGCTGGACGTGCTGCGGGGGCGTGGGGTGGACGTTCGGCGCATCTTCCTCCTCGGTGCGGCGGCGGAGCTGCCTGCCGTGCAGGCGGCGGCTCCCTCGCTGTTCGGGGCCCAGGTCGTCGTGCCGCAGCCGGCGGACTACGCGGCGATCGGTGCGGCGCGGCAGGCGGCGTGGGCGCTCGGGGTGTCGCAGGGGACGCTGGATCCGAGGACGCCGCCGGCCTGGCAGGGAGCGGCGGCGCAGGTGCTCGACCCGGGCGAGGACCTCGCGGTGGGTCAGGCCGTGCGCCAGCAGTTCGTGTCGGTGCGGGAGCAGATCCATCCCGGGGCCCTGCACTGACGCTCCGCTGGAGGCGGGGCGCGCCGCCGGGCGAGTGCCCGGAGAAGCGCGTTCCCATAAGTTCAAACGCGTGGCGGAGCCCGTGAGTTCCCCGTTGCGCTGTCAGCCGAAGAAGGCCACCGGATGGGTTAATCGGTTGAGGTAACGCGGGTGGAGTGTCCGACGATAGGGGCCAGGGGCAACCAAAGGCCCCTCCGCCGGACCCCATCCGCCCTCTGCCGAGAGACGTAGCGTGCTCATACGACTTCTGCGGACCTATCTCAGGCCCTACCGAAAACCCATCGGTCTGCTGGTGCTGCTGCAACTGCTCCAGACCAGCGCGACCCTGTACCTGCCCACGCTGAACGCCGACATCATCGACCACGGTGTCGTCGAGGGCGACACCGGTCACA